ATCAGCGGCAGCACCGGGGTGTTTGGACCCAGTGTCTGGAGCAAACCAATGAACTGCTGCTGCTCATACTCACGGGCGATGATGCCCAGCGTTGCCGTGGGGATGAACTTCATGTCCACGCTCGGGTAACGCTCAGGATCGAACTGCATGTACCGAAACGCCGCTTTTTGGATGAACGGGATCAGGAAATCCTCTTGGAAGTTCACCAGCGTGCGCTTGTACTTCTTGATGATCGTGGCCACAGCCATGCTCATCCCCGCGCCGTCGCGGTTGCCTTGGCTCACCATGCCCTGGCTGTCCAGCGTGCCCGTGGCCTGCAACAACATGCGCTCGAACTCTTTGGCCGTGTTCAGGTTGTTGAGACTGGTCTCGCCGAACTTGAACGGGTACAAAATCTCAGCCGGGTTGCCGTTGACCATGAATGCTTTGCCCGGCTTGACCTCGAACCGTGCGCCGCGTGGCAGGCGCGTTGCGTCCATGCCCATCATGGGGCTGGTTGTCAGCGCCAAGCTGTCTAGGTGTGATCTGACCTGGGCGTCAATCGCCTTTTGCATGTTGTAGGACTTCTCCACCGTGCCACGACCAAGCAGGCGGTTGGGCACCGTGTCGTCTTGGTAGCTGATGACCGGACGGTCCTTCATCATGTACGGGTTTTCTTCGGCTTTGAGCAGCAGACCGTCGTTGGCGATCACGACAATCGCCTCCACCATGTCCGAATAGTCCTCGGCTGCGCTGTCTTCGGGGAACAGCTCCTCGACTTCTTCGTCCTTGTCGGTCAGGTATTCACGCGGCACCAGGCCGTAGTACGTCAGCAGGCGCACCTTTTCGTCGCGGTACTGGCTCAGCTCCTGCGTCGGCTCCAGATCGGTATCCTCATACGTCGGGGTGATGTTCACCTTGCGGTAAATACCCTTCTCGATGCCTTCGACGATCTTGTGGATGCCCACATACTTCTCAATTGCCACGCCCATGCAGTCGTCCACAGACGTTCCGTTCGGGTCAAACAGGAAGTTTTTGGGGTTGACGGGCATGATCTTGACCGCAATCCGGCTTTTCTCGACCACACCGATGGCCGCTTGGCCCATCTGGCCAGGAATCGCCTGAGTTGCTGGTTCAAACACCTTTTCCGTCTTCACAACGATCTCGCCGATGCCAGTGCCGTAGATTTCGGCCATCAATTCGATCTGGTCAATCGCTTTTCTGATCTTGTCCTGCTTGAAGTCCTCCGTGAGCTGCGCTTTGAGCATCTCAACGTCCAACGGGTTGCCGTTTACGTCTTTCAGGTCGTCTTCGATGTCGAAAAAGTCGCCTTGCCCGAAGATGGCCTCAAGAATTTCTGCGTGCCGGGTCTCTACGGCTTGCTGGGTGGCCGGAGTCACGATTCTTGATCGCTCAGAGTCGCGTGTTTTGTCTTCTGCCGCCCACTCACCACGGAAAATACGCTCGTATTCCAAATACTTGTCAAGGTAGTTCGTATTTCTATAATCTCTCCACTTTTGGCAGTGGTCAACAACAAAGGCCGTCAGCTCTTTGTCCGACTCGGTGGGTTCTTGGTATTCGCTCTGCTTTAGATCGGCCATCTTCAAACCTCGTATTGGTTGTTCTTGCGCATGTTGTCAATCGCAAGAATGACGCGCAGATTGTCTGGCACATGGAGACCGCTGACAAACGCGCCTTGTAGCGGGATTATATGGTCAACGTGCCATTTTCGGTCGCTTTCGCGGTTTCGCATGGACGCTAGCTGGTACAGGCACTCAATTTTCAGCTTATCAAACGGAGTCAACCATTTTGGCGTTCGCTTGAGCTTTGCTGCGCGTCTTTTCGCACAGTCGGCCAACACTAAGCCAAGGTTGTTTTTCCGCCAAAGCCGCTTTACCTCTCTGCGCTCAATAAGTCTAGCTGCGCGGACAGCCGCAATTCGCTCTTTGTTGGCTTTTTCGTATTCTTTTCTGTACGCGGTTAATCTGTCTTTGTGTTTTATATTGGAATCGCGGCAAACGTCAGCCCTACTTTTAGGGTTTTCGTTCCTTTTGACCGTGTATTGCACCCAAGTCATAAAGCCTTTGCGCTCTCTGTTTCTGGCGTGTTCAGCTTTTCTAGAATCAGGGTTTGCAGCGCGGTTTGCTTTGGCCTTTTCATAAAAACAGACCTTGCAAAAATTCAGATGGCCATCCGCCATTTGCTTGTGCTTGTGAAACAGCGACAACACCTTGACCTGAGCGCAGCCTTTGCAAGTTTTTGTCGGTTCAGTGGTCATTTTTTACCTTATAGGTCAACAGCCCGAAATTACGTCCATGGGCTCCCAATCGTCATCTGCTTCTTCAAAGTAGCTAGTTATAGCTAATTGGTCTACATAACTAAGACTATCGGGTAAATCGTCGTGAACGCCCTGCGACGGAAACATCAAAAGCTGGTCCACGAACGTGTCCCAGTTTTCTTCGCTGTTCAGGACGATTCTACCGTGTTCAAACCGCCCCTGCAAAGACCAAATCACCCGGTCGGTCTTCTTCCTGTTGCCGTGCGTCAAATCCACGATGTGGCTGTACACGTTGTTTTTCCGCATAAGGTCTGACAGATACGGCAGAACTGCGTTCTTCAGCGCCCCTCTTTCGATTCCTATGCTCAGTGGCCTGTAGTCGCGCATCTTCATCAGTATCTTGGCGGCGGTCTCACGGATATCCCAGCGTCCATGCTCGATCTCTTTCACAAACCACTTGCCGTCGTCTGTCACCTTGACCACCGCTATCGCCGACTCATCGAGCCGCTTCTTACTATTAGCAGCCTGCTTGGCCACTTCTTCAAACCCGGCCAAGTCCACCGCCACGAAGTAGCTCCCATAGTCCGGCTCGGTGCCGTACTTGATCCATTCCTCTTTGAACACGTCCGCGCCAGCGTTCGTAAATGACGCCATGTACTCAGCCTTGAAAGCAAAGCTGGAAAGCGTCTTCTTGGCGTTTTCTATCTCCGCCGGGTCGATCAGCTCGTTGTCCGCCGTGGTAAACGTCCAAGACTTGTAATCGCTTTCGCCAGATTCACCAAGCTGGTACATATCGAAAAAGTGGTTTCTACCCCGTGGCGTTCCTATGAACATCGCCTCGCCCTTGCGGTCAGACAGCGCCGCCCGAACAACCTGCTCCCACACCGACGGCTTCATGTCGGCGTACTCATCCAGCACCACATATGACAGCGAAACGCCTCGCAAGGTGTCTGGCCTGTCAGCGCCTCGGATATAGATGGTTGCGCCGTTCACCAGTTTGATCTCTTGGTTGTTGATGTGGCTTGCCTGAATTACCTCCCGGCCCAGCTCCATCAGCACATCCCAAATAATGACCCGCGCCTGGCCCTGCGTCGGCGCGATGTACATCACGCTCGCTCCCTGCGGGCATTGCAACCCCTTGATCAGCAGCGTCACAGCCGCCAGCCTGGACTTGCCGCACCGCCGCCCAGCACAAATGACCTTGAATCGGGTTCTGTCGTTCATCACCTGCTGTTGCCATTTCAGCAGTTTGAATGTTAGGTCAGACATCCGTCACCTCCTGCGCTTCAAGGATCGTCGGCGCATCCCCCAATCCAGTGATGTTGATTGTCACTGCCGACCTTTGAGATTTGTCTTTCTCAAACATTGAAACAGGCAGCGTCCTGTCCATGCACATCTTCAGCGCCGCCATCTGACCTGGGTGCTCATCATTGAGCGCAATCTGGATCACCTTCTCCGCGACATCCTTGCCGCCAGACCTGATCATCAGCTCTTTCAGCTCCTTGATGCGTTGGTGATCCGTCTTCGGCAGGATCGCAGGCGGATTCTCTGCGTACCTCTGGATCGTCATCTTGATCGGTCGTCCTCTTTTTTTCGGTTCCACTTTGCCCTTTCGGAGTTAGTCGCCGGATTGTAGGTCAAATAGTCTTTTTTCGTTTTTTCAGAGGGTTGGGGGCACCTGTAACTTTTTGTCTAACAGCCAGACCCCTCCCCCCCATGCTTTAGGCTTCAACCTTTGAGGCTTCAAGCAAACTGCGAGCGGCTTGGGGCTGGGAGCACTTAACATAACGCAAAAAGCGAGTGAGGCGGAGGGCCCTTTTTGCCAGTACTTGACCGAGTACTTGATGCGCTGTCTGTTATGCCGAATTGTTATATCTGTTATCTGAAAACAGCATATCTTCGAGGTTGTCGCCGGGGCGAAAACCCGCATTGTGCAACACTGTATAAATTGACAGCAATTCTTTGAACCCGCGTGTCAAGTCGCCTTGACCTGCTGTCAGCAAAACAGCGCGGTCTTGATCTGTCAATTTGCGCTGAAATTCAACTGTGTCTAACTTGCATGGTCTAACCATTGGAAATGTCCTTCTGGGTCATCTAGGTCAAATTGTCACCCTAATTTTATCGCTCAATCCTACGCAGCGTATTTTTGGCGTGCCTCTGTTCTGGGCTGTTCGCCTATATATATATATCTATTCTTTAAGATTAGATAAATACATGACAATTTGACCCAGAAACCCCGCAAAGCCGCGCCAATGCTAGCTTTCCTCTGGGTCAAGTCGCCAATAAAACATGACCCAGACGCGACCATCAATGACCCAGACTGGCGCCAAAAGCCTGGAAAAATAGATCGCTCCTGGTGAATAACCACACATTTTTGTCGGGTATCGCACACAGTAAAGAAATCCATTACACTATCACTCATCAACAACCAACGGAGCACCACTATGACACTCGACCAACTCATGACTTGCATTGAAGACCTACACGATGCCACGCCTCACGCATCATTCGATTGGCTTGCCAATTACATCTACACACGGCAGACGCACTACACACTGTCTGAGATCAAAACCACCATCATCGCAACGATTGGATAAACACCATGAAAACAGCATCTTGGATCATCGTCAACAAAGCAACCCGCGCCGCCGTGTTTGAGACGTTTAACGAAAACACCGCCCGGGCCGTCAACGTCAAACTGTACGAAGCTATCCCGGCGCTTCAATACTTGCAACAACTTAACGCCGGAATTCTTGCAACCCGTAACGCTAAGGCAGTGACAGCATGAAAGACTACCTTCTGGCTGTCGCTATCGGCTTGGCGCTTTGCGCCCTTGTTCTCCATGGGCTCGATGCCCTGTTTTACTGAAAGATCCTCATAATGCGCACCCTTTACCAAATCCGCGAATACAAAACCCCAAATTCATACAGCACCCCTATGGGCGTCAAGCTGCGTACCCGGTGGCGCGCTATTAAGCTAATCACCCGATTAACCCTTTCCGGCCATCGTGACATCGTGATGGTTCCCTTTAGCGTCAACAAGTGATAACACAGCCTAAAGCCCGAGCAGGGCTTTGGGGTGCGCATCCTCGCCACTATCCACGAAAGTACACGACCATGAAAACCACCGTCACCAAATACGATTTTGAACGCGCCTTCATCACCGCTGGCCGCAAGGATCAATTCAGCTACGAGGGCCTAGCGGTCCTGTTCGATTACCTTGAGGAGCTGGAGGCCAGCACGGGCCAAGAGCTGGAGCTGGACGTGATCGCCCTGTGCTGCGACTACTATGAGGACACATGGCAAAACATCGCTGACAACTACGGCATCGAATACGAAAACGACACCGACGGCTTCGACGCTGTGCGTGAGTACCTGATGGACCAAGGCGCGTATTGTGGTGAAAGCGAGAACGGCTTTGTTTACTCGGCGTTTTGACATGACAGACGTCTACACCACACCCATCCAGACCGAGGCAGACGCTGAGGGCTTCTTCTTTCAGTTGCACCAGCTCGGGCGACTGTTCCATCCCGAGGACAACCCCGCCGAGGTGGTCAACGGCGCGTCAGGTGAATGGCTGTTCACCAAAGAACAAGCCCAGCACCTGCGCGAGCGTTTAGATGAGGTTTACGAGGTCATGGACGACCCTTGTGAATACTGCCTGACCCTGACCCATCCAGACAGCGACCGCGAAACCGAGACGGGCGAAGACCTCGCCCAGTTTTATGGCCCATCATCACGTTAAAGGAAAACACCATGATCGAATTTACACACGCCACTACCCGCTACACAGTCAAGCCTGAGAACGCGCAAGAGTACCGCCGACTGGCGGCAAACCCACCAAAAATCAAGCGCAAGGTTGACGCTAGGAACGACAGCATGAAACGCGGTTATCCGGTGTTTGAGCCGGGCATGACGACTGACGACTATGTGAGCCAGTACGCGGGCTTGAATTCGCGATTACTACTTAAGGGCGAAGGGTTCACGTTTGCCGATCGCGCAGCGCCTATGCTGGACGCTACACAGCCCGAAGTGATGGAGGAATTGGACCCGGATTATGTTTACACACCCACAATGGCCAAAAAGCAGACAGTCGCAAGCCTGAGCGCAGTTATTAAACAAGCCCTCGAAGCCCTCAAACAAGGCGACACCGACACAGCGCAATGCGTGCTCACTGAGGCGCTACGATGATCTACGCTTGCTTGGCGCTGATTTTGCGCATACTGACCAACAAAAAATGAAGGCCCTGAAAAGGGCCTTTTTTTATGTGTTTTCCACTGCACGCCTTAACTCTGACTTGCTCATGCGCACGTTATCCGGAGCGCAGAATATGTGTTTCTTGCTCGGGTAGTCCTGCGCAGCGATCCGGCCACAGTCAACCCAGCCAGCCTCTTTGATAGCGTGAAGTAACGCACCCTGGACAACCTTAACACCCTGCGGCGCTAGACCCTGCAAGCGGTCACAGAGGGCATGAAAGGGCGAGCCGATGACACCACGGGCGAACTCACCAGACTTGCGGCGCAGCATGTCCACAATAAAGGCTTCGGCAGTGCTCATGCCGTGCTCGATCATGATCTGCTTGGCTTCAGTTACTGGCGGGGGTGCGCTTGGGTTCCATGCGCTCACGTCTCGCGTGTGCAGGTAATGGGCGACTGCCTGGAACCCGTTTTGATGCTTGTACCAATTCCACAGCGCCAGCGCCTCCCGCTCGGTTAGGCGGGCGGCTTCGCACCAGATCACGAACCAGCGACGGTCTTCTGAGGGTAGCGAGATCGCGACACGCTCGTTTGAGAACGCGATCACGAAAAGCCGATTGAGGGCGTAGTACGGGTGCAGCCCTTTGCGGTTGACGGTCAACAGCTCAGGGGGCGCGGCGATGATGGGTTTGAGGGTGTTTTCCAGTGCGCGGCGATCCTTAGCGTCAGCCTGGCGCAGCTCAGAGATTTCCATCACTTCGCATTCGAGGGCGTAACCCCACTGTGAGGTTAAGTCCTCGTTTTTGACCAGCGAGCAGTTGCGCTTGGCATCGCCACCGATGGCCCAAAAGAACGGCGCGAACATGGTGTCCTTGCCCGATCCGTGCGTGCCACCCATCAGGATAGCGTGGTTGATCTTATGGCCGGGGAACTGGACCTTATGGGCGAGAGCGTTTAAGAGGTGCTCACGCTCGAACTTCTCGGGGACAAGGCGCTCGACATGGCGCAGCCACGGGGACACGTCACCAGCCACGGGTTGAGGGCGTGCGTTAACCCATCGGTTGCCGTAGGTTAAGCCGTCACGGTTCACGATCGTGCCAGACCCTGCGGCGTAGGTCACGCTGACCAGCGACTGGGCACCCTTGTCCTGACGCTGCTCATCGAACGAGTAGGACGCCTCGACCTTGCGGCCATTGTGAACGGACTTGCAGCCGATGTGCCGGAACATGGCGTTAAAAGTGCTGCGCGACAGCTCGCGCCTGTCTTGCAGGTCAAAATAAGCGTCATCGTCTTGCAGGTAGGCGAAGCGGTCCCACCAGTCAGCCTTCTCGACCCGTGCCATTTCCTTGCGCTGAGTTTCGGCCACCACTGTAGCGGCCACGTTGGGGAACTCGACCGTAGGCGTCAGTTTACTGAGGGCTGACTCCATGGCGCTGACCAGCAGCTCGTCGCGCAGGCCGGGCGAGTGGACCGGGCCGCCACTGTCGGCCACCCACTTGAGGAACACCGACGAGTCCAGCTCCAAGCAGTGGCTGTGCAGGCAGCAGTAAGCCCGGTTTGCTGGCATGTAGCGGCCCTCGGGGTTGCCGTCGGTGTGCTCGGCAGCGTTAGGGCAGGCCACGCCAGCCCAGCCCTCTTGGTTCGGGTTAGAGAGCACGAGGCCGTTATCCGACAGCCACGCCATCACGTCATCGCCACCATCATCTTGGACCCGCACCGGGGCGTAGACCGACTCGACCGGGCCGGGCGTGACGTTCATGGCCGCGCACAGGTCTTCGAGGGTGTACTCACGCTCTGGGTTGAACTCGACCAGCGCAGCGGCGAAGCTCTCGCGCCCCGGTTTCAGGTTGATGGAGCCGGGCAGGCGGAAGTTGCGCACGGCGTTGATCGCGCCCTTGTCGGTGTAGCCCGCCTCGGCGATCGCCTTGATCGCGGCAGCGAAATCGCCCTTGCGGGGTTGCTCACTGAAGGCGTAGCCCCACTGAAACGAGCCGGGTGAGGTCTCCATAATCCAAGTCGGGGGCAGGGGGCAGGTGTTGGGCACCTTGTCCGTGCCCACGTCGTCCAGCACCATGACGATGACGAACTCGCAGTTGGCAGCGGAGGCGCTGACGTGGCCATCCTTGAAACGGTCAACGATGAAGCTGGCGGTGTTGCCGTACCAAGCGCCGGGTTTCATCTTGTGGCCGGGCAAGAACGCTGGCCAAGTCGCCTTGATCGCCCCATCTGCGTGCAGTTGAATCTCACGACCGACGGGTTTTTGCAACACCATCAAAGCGGTCTCGCCCTCAGCGGGCAGTGAGCATATATAACTGATAAAATCCATGCGGTTTTCTCCTTTTAGCGCCCGGCTCCCACCGGGCGTTTTCTTTTTACGAATAGCGGGTGGTGGTGACGCCCTCGGCGGCTAAGGGCAAGCCCTCGGCCCATGCAGGCGGGCTGCACATGATCTGGTGCATGTGGGCAGCGACTGCCTCGGCCTCTTGAGCCGGGCACTCGACGACGATCTCGTCGTGGACGTGTAGAACCACGCCATCGAGCTGGCGCAGTGAGTGACGCAGGATGTCGTGAGCTGTCGCCTGCGTGACGTTCTCGCAAGCCAGGCCACGCCACAGACGGGCGCGGGGCCACTCCTTGGCGTCGGCGGCGGGTTTCCATGCTGCTTTGGTGTATGTCACGTTGCCTTCGGCGTCAAATTTGGCGTTGGGGTAGCACAGCACCCGGCCCGAGGGCAGACTGTACCAGAGCGTTTGGCCGTCGAACAAGTACACAATGCGACCTGCGGCAAACTCAAAACCTTTGTTTCGCATCGCCCGAAGGTAGGCGGCTTCGAGCTGCTGGCCGTGGGCCTGCGCCCAAGGGTTCGCCCTGCGCCAGCCCTCCACGGCCTTGTTCACCTCGGACACCGACAGCCGGATGCCGTAGGCCCGGCCAAACACCTCGAACGCACCCGCACCGCCTAAGAATCCAAGGGCCAGCTCCTGCACCTTACCCACTTGGCGCTGGTCCGAGGTGACATCGGCGTAGGGCACGCCGAACGTCGCGGCTGCGTTGACCTTGTACGGGTCCATGCCCGAACGGAACACGTCCAGCTTGGCCTCGCCTGCCGGGCAGTTGGACAGCCACGGATGGACGCGGCCCTCAATGGCCGACCAGTCGTAGGCGATCAGGACGTGGCCGGGCTTGGCGATCAGCGCGGGCCTGAGCATCCCCTTGAGCACATCTGTAATGCGCTTACCAAATCTTGGTGTGATTGCGTGGCCGCGCACCATAGCGTGGCGTACTTCATCAGGCTCTTTGGCGCACTTGCGGGTAAAGTTGTGAACTTGCGCGCCATAGCTCGACGCTCGTCCGGTGGCAGCCCCTCCAGCAAAAACGAAAGCGCCTCGGACTCGGTGATCTTCTTCATCGGCGAGGTTCGAGAGGCGGTTGAACTTCGCAACCGAAGACGCCCAGAGGTCGTCCGCGCATTGGATAACGTCTGCAACATGGGGCGGAATCTCATCGGGGTCTTCCATCGCGAGCAGGTTGGCCCGCACAGTCTTGTCAATCGAATACTTCTCGCCGTTCCACATCAGCTTCTTGGCCTCCGGCCCTACACGCTCCAGCACCCACTCGCGCATCTTGGGCGACCTGACGCTGGTGATCGCGCCCTCGGTCACCTCGGACACGATCTGCTGAATCTCGACGGTCTCATCGGCGGAATACTTCACGGCGGCGTGGCACAGCGGCACGTCCACCAGCACGCCACGGTCGTTGATCTGCTCGTTGACGTGATAGTCCAGCAGCTCGTCATCGGACAGCGGGCGCAGCGCCTTGCTGACCAGGCGCATCACGCGGACGTCCTGCTCGCAGTAGCGCACCATCTCGTCCATGAGTGCAGCGTCCTCGCGGAACTGGCCGTTGGGCTGCGGCACGGACAGCAGCCGGATCAGTTGGCTGCCTCGGTGGTCCTTGCGCATGTCAGCGCCAGCAAAGCGGCCCACGTCCTCCAGCGAGCCAGGCGCGCAGTTGGCGCGGGCCTGTGCTGCGGTGCAGTAGAACTGCTCTAGTTTGAAGTCGATCTGCAAGACGTACCAAAAGATCAGGCGTTCAAAGGCGGCGTTGTGGGCGTAGATCAGCCCGGTATGATTGCGGACAGCGGCAGGGAATTCGTCATGGGGCAGCCACGTCTGCACCTCGTCATCGTCGAAGGCGTAGGACATACACAGCACGTCGGTGCTCGCGTCCTGCGCGTAGTTGTAGACGCCCTTGGCCTTCAGGTCACAGCGGCTGCGGGTCTCGAAATCTAAAAAAAGCATGTCAGGTTCCTTTTCCAATGCCCCCTGTCACGGGGCATCAGAAAAGGTTACGCTGCGCGGCGGCGGCGAGCTGGCGCTTCTTCAGTAGGCGCAGCTTCTGGCGCTTCGCCGTCCATGCTCATCCACTCGACGATCTCAAAGACCGGGGTGTAGATTTTGCCGTACGACTTGTGCTGGTAGTGGTCCTTCTTCAGACGCACGATGGCCACTGGTTTGGTCTGGTCTTTATCGACCTGATCAGCCAAGGCCACGGCCAAGGTCTGCACCGCACGCTTACCGCCGACTGACGTTACGGTGTAACGGGCTTCCAGGCCCTTGTCGTCGCCAGAGACGCACTTCATCGACATGCCGACCTGCGACTCCCAGCCCTTCTTAGCACCGGGAGGCGCTTCGTCGAGTTCTGGCAGAGGGTTGGCAATGCCGACCATCTTTTCGCCGAGCACCTCACCGTCGCCCCAGGCGATGAAGCCGTGGACGAACGACAGAGGATTGACGGCCCAAGTCGAGCCTTCTTCGATCTCGGTCTGGTCGGCACCGAAGACCCAATGGCCACCCTTGTCCATCTTGATGATGGCCACGCCAACGTCACCACCAACGGGTTGGAGGTTACGCAGAGCGCTGGTCAGGGCGGGGAGGTTTGCTTTAGAGAATGTTGCGAGTTCCATATCTTACTTTCACTGGAGTTTAGAAATAGCGGCCCGAAGGTCGCCGAGTTGCAACACTGCTGGGCGGGAGTCATCCTCGCTTGCCAGTGTTGTGCCTGATGACACCGACTTGACGAGATCGTCAGGCAGTGCCAACTTGCGCTTTTTCAGCACCTTCTCGATCTGAGCAGGGCTGCGAATTTCCTCTGGGCTGAACAGCTCGCCACGGGGCACACCCATGTCGTGCAATGCAGCGATTGCTTTGGTCTCATCGGTCCACTGACGCCGCGATTGCTTCTGGACAATCTTATACCCAGGCACGGGGATGTTCTTCTCAAGCAACTGGAACGCCAACGCCCGCAGGTCGGTGATCCAGCCCTCTAGGACATCGGCCTTGGTCAGGTACTGGCCGAGCGTAGCGGCGTCGATCTCTTTGATCTTCACCAAAGCCGCACGCTCAACCTCACCAGTCATCTGAGGGCAGACGGGCTTGGCCGCGCACCAGCGGCAGTGGTCGCCCGCCTTGAGTTCAGCGTCGGGCTGCTCGGCTGCTTTGACCGCCTTGACGAGCTGGTGCTCGAACTGTGCGATGCGCTCGGGCGTTGTCGTCCAGCGCCGGATCATAGGCGGCTGCACGATCACGCACTCGATCTCGGTCGCACCCTCAAAGGCCCACTGCAAGGCAGTCGTTCGCATAGCGGCAGCGGCGTAGAACATGAGCTGTTCGTTTTCCTCTGCTGTCACCATCACGCCGTCTCCGAATTTCCAGTCCAGCACCACGGCCTTGTCGCCCATGCGGCCCACGAAGTCGGTCGAGCCAAACACGCCTGGCAGCAGATCGCCGAAGCCGACACGGGTCTCGACTTCGTAGCTCATCTCCTGCTTGGGGTCGATCTCGTCCAGCAGCGCCAGTGCAGGCACCAGCTTGTCGTCGATCAGGTCTTGCGTGAGCACTTGGTCTTCATGCTTCTTGCCGAGGAAAGACTCCAGCGGCTGGAGCGTTGCCAAGTGCTCGGCAATGGTGTCGTGCAGCAGCGTGCCTTCGTCGGCGTACTTGCTGCTGGGCTTGGGCGGCATCTTCTGCACCAGCGCCACACTGCCAGGACAGTTGATGACGCGCTTGGCGGTGCTACCGCCGACGATGTTACTGTGCTGCATCTTCTTCTTCTTTCGTGCTAACCGTAAATGTGTCGGGCATTGTGCGGTAGCCGCCAGCCTCAACCGTATTAAACATTTGCCCTGTTAGCTGTTCGACGTGATCCAACAAAATGGCCTCGACTTCGGCGCGGGTGAACTCTATCTTCATGTGAACTCCAGTTTAGTTGATGAGGCGTTCAGTGTATCACACAAAATATTTGTTGTGCAAATCTTTTTTTCATGTATTATTCGTGTCATGAACACACAACACACACCCTTTCCTTGGGATATTGGACTTGTTAACAGCGGATTAGACGATGGACACATTGCGGTGTTCACTGACTACGACGACGAAGACGAAGACGACGAAAACCGCGCTAACGGCGGCTGCAACATAGCTATTTGTTTCGGCCCTGACAAATTTGCAAACGCTAGGCTGATCATGGTCGCACCAGAAATACTACTCGCATTGGAATGTTTGATGGATGCTTTCCCTCCAGTAGACCGCAAAGGTAAGGCGCTGCACAAGAGGGCTATAGCCTTAATCGCAATGGCAAGGGGAGAAGACGATGCTTGAGCGCGTTGTCGAAGCCCACCTCATCAAGCGCGTCAAAGAGCTGGGCGGGCGGGCGTACAAGTTCACCAGCCCTGCGCATCGCGGCGTGGCCGACCGGATCGTGTGCCTGCCCAACGGCCAGACATGGTTCGTTGAGGTCAAGACCGAAGGCGGCAGGCTGTCGGAGTTGCAGAAGGTCTTCGCCAGTGACATGGCCAAGATGAATCAGAAGTACGTTTGTTTATGGAACAAAGAACAAATAGATGGGTGGCTGCGTGAGAATCTTAATAGCTTGTGAATCTAGCGGCGCTGTACGCGACGCCTTTCGTGCGTGTGGCCACTTCGCTATGTCGTGTGATCTGCTGCCCAGCGAACAGCCGGGGCCGCACCATCAAGGCGACGTGCGTGAGCTGCTGGACCAAGATTGGGACTTGCTGATCGCACACCCGCCTTGCACTTATCTGTCTGTCAGTGGTATGCACTGGACCACCCGTGGCCTGCGCGACCCTAAGCTGACTGAAGACGCGCTGGACTTCGTGCGCCTGTTCATGAACGCGCCTATTGAGCGCGTCGCCATCGAGAATCCGGTCAGCATCATTAGCTCGCGCATCCGCAAGCCTGACCAGATCATCCAGCCGTACCAGTTCGGCCACGACGCCAGCAAGAAGACCTGCTTGTGGCTCAAGGGCTTGCCGCTGCTCAAGCCAACGCAGATGGTCGAGCCGCGCATCGTCAACGGTAAGCAACGCTGGGGCAACCAGACCGACAGCGGCCAAAACAAACTGCCACCTAGCAAAGACCGTTGGAAGCTGCGCAGCAAGACCTACGAGGGCATCGCTGACGCGATGGCAGCGCAATGGAGTTAAGGCCATACCAAAACACGGCTGCTGACTTCTTGTACGAGCACGACCGCGCCATGATCTTGGCCCCGGTTGGCGCGGGGAAAACTTGTATCACGCTGACGGCCATGCAGGACGTGCTGATCGACGGCTACGCCATGCGCTTCCTTGTACTGGCGCCCAAGCGCGTCTGCACCGACGTGTGGCCAGTCGAGCAGCCCAAGTGGGCGCCTGGCTGCACTCTGGCCGTGGCCGTGGGCACGCCTGCCCAGCGCAAGGCAGCCCTGTACAGCGGCGCTCAGATCATCGTCAGCAACTACGACAACATCCAGTGGCTCGCCGAGCAGAACCTGGCGCACATCAACGCCATTGTGTTCGACGAGTTGACCAAGCTGAAGAACCCGTCCGGCGCACGCTTCAAGGCGCTGAACAAAGTCATCGGCGATGTCGGCATCCGTTGGGGTCTGACGGGCAGCTTTACCAGCAACGGCCTTGAGGACGTGTTTGGGCAGTGCAAGATCGTGGACCAGACGCTGCTGGGCCGAGCCAAGGGCGCGTTCATGCAGCAATACTTCACGCTGGTCAACAAGGACTTCGGCGACTGGCAGCCGCGCAAAGGATCGCTGGAGCTGGTCATGCAGCGCATCAAGCCCGCGACGTTCGTGTTGGAGCCTGGCGAGTACAAGGACAAGCTGCCGCCCCTGCACACGGTTGAGGTGGCCTGCAAGATGGACATGACGGGCTACAACAAGATGAAGAAGGACTTCGTGCTGGACGACGTGGTGGCGGTCAACGCGGCTGTCGTTACGCAGAAACTCCAGCAGATGTCGTCTGGTTTCCTGTACTCCGACAACGGCCCGATCTGGCTGTCAGCGCATAAGTTTGACCGCCTTGAAGAACTGCTCGATGAGAACCAACATGCCAACACCCTCCTTGTTTACCAGTACCAAGAAGAACTTGCCGAACTTAAGCGGCGCTTCAAGCACCTCACGACGCTCGACGACGAGGGCGCCATTGAACGCTGGAACCGGGGCGAGGTCAGGCTGCTTGCCGTCCACCCCAAGTCGGCAGGCCACGGCCTCAACCTCCAGCACGGAGGCTGTCATGTGGTGTTTTTGTCACTGCCGTGGAGTTTGGAGTTATACGAACAGACCCTTGGTCGTCTGCACCGTTCAGGCCAAAAGAACCCTGTGTGGTGTTACGTCATGCTGACCGACGGCACTGTCGATCACAAAATCTGGCGTGCGCTGCACGACAAGCTATCCCTTTCTCAAATCGCCTTGGAGGCACTTAAATGAAACGAATCGATCAATGGAAAGCCAAACTGCGGGCGGCCAAGTCTGAGCTGCGGCACAAGACGCGGCAACTGAACGCAGCCCAACGCTCGCACGACCGCACGACCAAACTAATTGACCAACTGGAAGGAAAAATAAATGTACACATGGCGAAGTCTTAACGACGTGCTGGCCTCGCTGCCAGAGACCGACGTGAAAGCGCTGCTGGACGCTGAGATGGCGGGCGCTCGCCGCGTCAAGATCATCGAGCGCCTGCACCAGCGTTACAACACGCTGCGCGTGGCCAGAGAGAGAGCCGAGCTGCTGACGCTGGCCACCAAATCATGAACAGGTTTGCGGCGTGGGAAGCGCACAACCTGGCCAAGTTTGCCCAAGACGCCGCCAAGCGGTTGTCTGAGCAAGAAGAGCTGATCGAGAGTCTGCAAGCAGACTTGAAAGCAGCAATCCGTGCCTATCGGCACCTAGTAATCGAAAGAGCAAATGATGATCTATCCATCCGTACCGAACAAAGATTTCAAGTGGAGCAGCGGGGCTGACGTCCAAGCCACCTGGCGTAAGTGGGGCTGGACCCCACCGTCCGAGAAGATGACACCGCCACCGCCAGAAAAACAAGTGACATTTGAAAAAGTCAGGAGATTCAAATGAGTAAAGCACAAGCAATATTTGAAGCCTTGATGCGCTCTAAGGGCCACGCCGACTTTTACATGAACAAGCATGGCAAGTACAGCGTTCCATCGCTCCAGATGCGCTGGTCATACTTTCAACTGGGCTGGGAGATGAAGGCGGTGACACCGTGACCAAAGACAAAGCATTGAAGCTGGCGAAAGCCCTGATTACCGCGATGGCTGGAACGATTGCAGGGCAGAGATGCTGAAAGGAATGAAACCATGACCGCCAAAATCTACCGCGCCCCCGTTGTCACGCTGGCGTTGACGGAGGTTCAAGTCACAGCGATCACAGAGCCTGCGCTTGCGGCCCTGCGCAAAGAGCACACACGCATCTTAAAGCGTGAGGCTAGGAAGCTGGACAAGGCGCTCGCAGCGGCCAAGGAAGCTGCTGCTGACTACCAACGCACACGCGCCAACGCGCTTAAGGCGCAGGGCGAGATCAGAGAACTGAAACACAAACTGAGGGAATACCAATGAACTGCTGCAACGATTTTGGAGACTGCAACCAGGGCCGCAACTGCCCGGTGCGTGTGGCTAAGTACAAGCCTGTGATGCTGGCCGCTGACCCGCTGCCGCCAAGCATCTGGCGTCAGCAACTCAGGTACTTGGCCGAGTGGGTGCTGCTTAGCCTTGTCGGCGTGCTGTGGATAGCTTTTTTGTTGTTGCTATTTTGGAGCGTAACCAAATGAACCCGTTTGAATGGAAGAAAGACCCGCGCCCGAGCATCTTTATGAAAGATGTTTCTTACCGCGCCAAAGGCGTACCCGCCACAACCGACTACAAGGCGTTTGGAATCTTCAGCCGCGCCAAGCCAAGCGTCAAGCCGCAACTCAATAAGCACGAGGTGCCCAAGGGTCGGCTCTGAGGCTTATTCTTGCGGAGTGTACTGGTAGAAATCGCCAGTCTCTTGAGGCATTACTTCGCTTTCGGACGCGGCGGTCGATGCGCCAAGGTAGCCTGAGCGCACCACCGACATGCCAAGCGAGTTGGCCAGATCGCTCAGATCGCTTGGCTTGAGCAAGTCTTTGAGCTCGACCTCTTGGCCTTTCTTGCTGATGACCCGCGTAGACGCTTTGATTACGCTGTCCAAGCCATTCGGGTCCAGCAGCAAGCGGCGGTTAGCGTCGCGTGTAGCTTGGTCAATGTTTTCTTGGCCAATGGCGGCGGCAATCCGAAAACCTTTGTTGAAAACACTGGAAATCTGGTTCACCAAAATAGCCGACAATTTCTTGGGGTCTACGCCGCCCGCTGCACGTTGCAGCGCAGACATTTGCTTTACCGCGATGTCGTTTAACGGCAGCGCATCGACATTAACTTTGCGAGCCAACCGCTGCACGTCGGCCAGTGCTGCTAGATTGTCGTAGTGCTGCTTACCAAAGACCTTTTGGTAGGCGTCTTTGTTCTTTGCCAAGAACGCAAACGGGTCTTTGGCGTCCAACATTTTTGTGGCCAGCGCGTTCCGCACCGACAGCGTTGCATTGGTTTGGTCGTCTGGCGACAACTTGTTCAAGTCGCTAAAGAACTTGGCGCGATAGCCCGCACCGCTGGCACCCAACATGCGATTGGCAATAGCGTCCGCACCGTTGCGGTCGTAGTCCGCCAAGAAACTGTCGCCGATACGGATGCGCTCTGCCTTGGCAGCGTCGTCGATGGCCACCCGCTGCGCAGACAAGAAGTTTCCCCGCTGCGCCGCGTCAGTCAACTGCGCTTGCAGCCCTGGCAACTGCGCAACAATGTCGCTGTACCCACCGTTGTTGCTTGTTTTAGTCAACAAGCTGTCCAGTTTTTGAGGGTCCACATAGCCGTTCTTGTCCAGCGCTTGGTCGTACAGCTTAGACATAACGGCCTTCTCGGCCAACGGTGTGCCTTCAGGACCAGACACGCGCAAAAACTGCGACATGGCTGTTGGGCTGGACGCCAACTGAGGCGCGATGCGCTCGGAGTATTCTTGTGCCCCGATCTTCTGCACTGCGTCTGCATCTTTGAACGGGATGCCAACCTTGGTGTAGTAGTCCAAGTCAAGCTGCTCCATCGCCTTGCCGAAAGTCGTTGGCTCGCCTCGGAAGTTGACGCGCACGTCGCCGCTTGTGTTTTGAACCTGGTTGAGAGCGTCGTCTACGCGCTGTTGCAACAGGATCAATTTGTCACGGGTGCTGTCGGACTTGATTGTGCGGATGTCCTCGG